CTTTGCTGTCTACATGTATTTACGTCGACAGAAGAGAAATTTGGAAGCTGCACCTGTGGCTTTCGCATCGCTGTTGTCCATTGGTATTCGTGCTGGTGCTGCAGTTGCTGCGATTGCTGAGGTTGGTTCCTATCTTCGTAGTGGTGATTTGTACGGTCCAAACATCATCGCCGATTTGGTTCGCCTGATTGGTGGAATGATGCCCGCTGCTGACCCTGATGACAACGCTGCGGTTCCAGTTCCTGCTGGTAACCCTGGCCTTGGGCTCGTTGAAGCTGACCTTTCTTTTATGGAAACTATGGCTACGTTTGTTACAAGTGTGAGAACGCTGGCTCGTACCCATGCTAAGAAGATTGGTTGGTTCCTCGTTGCTGTTGTTGCAGGAGTTGTCCTGTTTTGCTATTTTCACCGTCGAGACATCCTTGAATCCAAGGGTGGAAATCGCGGTAAGAATAAGCGAAACCGTGGAGCTCGTTCTCATGGTGGCCGCCGTGCCTGGGTTGTTTACGATAAAACGGAAGACATCCTAGACATGTACTACAATGGTGACGCTGTTTCACCTCGTTCTGGACCTTTGCCTGATGGTCATTGGATGTGGACTACACTTGTTAATGGAAAGCTCGTTCAGCATGAAGTTGATATTCGTGAAGGTCCTGCTGATTCTGTAAACTATGAACCTGAAGAGCCATTTGAATCTGTTGATGTCAAAAAGAAGCCCTTCTATCACCGTTTCACTCATGAGTCGGCAGAGAAACCTAGTCACGTTTTGTTCAAGTGTCCTGATTGTGATGATGTTAGGAATCTGCCTTTTGGTTCTGTGAACCCGCATTGTGATTGTCCTGATGGCAAGTTGATGGATCGGATGATGGTTGCCAAGGATGGCAAATTGACCAAAATTCCAACTCAACTTGTTCCTAAGTTCGAAAACAAGAAGGAGAAGGAGCCTAAGAAGCCTACTGATAAGGGTAAGGCCCCTATGGCAGAAACCACTGGAAAGGTTGCAAAAGATAAGCGTGAAGCTCTCGTTCCCCAGAGTAAGAAGATTGACGTTGATCGTGTTCGAAATGCTATGGGTGTTTGCCTGTCGAAAGATGGTGTAGAACTCTCGCAAATTGTGGCGACTCATGCTGGTATTCTGGTGAATAAGCATGCTTTTGTTGAATGTGACCGATTCTCATTTGGTGGCATACCGCACCCCAAAACTGTGATTATGCATGAAAAGGTTTGCAGTAATGCTGATCTTGTTATGTGCAAGTCATATAATGGGATGCCCAAAGCTCTCACCAAGGCTCACTTTGAAGTTCCGGCAACGGATGCTTCAGTGATACTTCTGTGTGCTAAAGGAAAGCAGTCAAGTGGTGTTGTCGTTTGTGCGTCTGAAGAAGGCCAATTCGGTACCCAACTGCGTAGTACTTGTTCATCGGAGAAAGGTGATTGTGGAGGGGCGTATGTCAATACCAATGGATGTGTTGTGGCCATCCACTTTTCGGAAGGAGATAAGAAGAAGACGAACTTGGGCATACCTGTGTCCCAAGCCTTCTTGGAGCTCGTGTCAAAAAACTAGAGTCGCACATTGGCGCGAGGTATTTCCCGCGTCCAGTGTGCAGACCGCAGCGTGTTATTGTTCCGCTGCAAGTTCTAGGATACGTGCCCTATCGCCCTATCGGGAAGAGTCATTTCCAACCAATGCCTATGCTTGGTGGTGACTGTGATAACGATAAGTACCTGCCGAGTAAGATGACTGAGCTTGCATTAAGTAAGTCTGTGACTAAAGCCCTAGACCCTTTGAAGTGCTACCCCGATGTGAAGTTGAATAAGATATTCTCGTACCTTCGTGGTGAGCTGAGTAAAATGTGGTGGGGTGAAAATGTCACTGATTATGCTGAAGCTGTTCAGTTGTTGAACTTTGAGAAATCACCTGGCTATCCTTATTACTATGATTCGTTAGACAAGGCTGAGGCTTTGCAGAAGCATGGTGATGAGATTCAGTCAGAGGTGAGTGCTGTTGTTACTGGTGAGGAACGGTGGATGCCGTTCACACTAACTTTGAAAGATGAGTTGCGCACTAGAGAGCGTGTCGAGGAAGACAAGACCCGAGGGTTTTGTGCATCCGGCATTGTTCATTTATTGTGCTCCAAAATGATGTTTAGTAAGCAGAATGAGAAGCTGCATGCTAACTTTGGTAAACATCCTGTGACTCTTGGTGTGTCTGTTCCTGGTCCCCAGTTTGTGCGGGCAGTGTTGTCTTTGGGCAACTTACAAAACTGCTATGACGCTGATGGAGATGGCTGTGATCAGAGATTTAACCTTGGTGTTGCGTATGTAATCAGAGAGGTGCGTAAAGCTTTTCTTGCCGAACGATATCATGCATGTGTTGATTTGCTATATGATGCTGTTTATGCTGGTGATGTGATCGTTTGTGGAGTGATTCATAGACTTTTGCATAATAAGTCCGGATGGGAGAACACGTCAGATGACAATTCGTTGTACATGTGGGGCGTAGTTTTTGAAGCTATCGAAGCGCTTACGATGTGTGAGTTTGAAGATGTTTGTGAGCTGCTAGTGAATGGTGATGATTTGGCTATGAGCATTGATTATGAGAATGTATCCATTAAAGATGTTGCGGAATACCTTGCAGGGTATGGAGTACGCATTTCCTTTGATATGGTTGCACCACGATTTGCTCGAGATATAACCTTTTTGTCACACACGCTTAAATGGCGGTTTATCCCGAAACTTGGTGATGTGCTTGTTGCAGCCGGGAATTTGGAGAAACTCCGTAGTTCACTACATTGGGTAAAGACCACACAGAGTCTCACTTTCGAAGAAAGTTGTTTGGCTCATTTGCTTGGTTTGCGTATATGTTTGTGGCCGTGGCGCATTGATTTTATTGAGGTTGAGGAGATTATTGACAGATACCTGTCGAGTGTCCGATTGACTGAAGTGATGTCTTTGCTGTTACGTGGCCGCTTGTCTGAGGTGGAAATCCTCAACTTGCATTTGCGACTTGAGGGTGGGGTTACTTTTTTACCCACTCTCCTTTCTTCTGAATTTATTGAGGTTGAACAGGTAACAACGTGCCTCATAAAAGATTTAGTTGATCGATTGCAATGCAAAAACAACAGACCAAACCTTCAAAGGCTCAGCGCGCAGCGCAGAGCCAACGTGATAAAGCAATAGCTAAACAACAGGCGCAGGCACGGATGCCTATGGTAGTAGTACCTAAGCAACCGGTTCAAGGCCGACGCCGAAACCGTGGCCCGGGCGGAAATCCGGGCGGGCTTGTTGCTCAAGGAAATGCTAACATTCCTACGGGGATGAATGGCAGACGAATGTTCAGTATGGGTTCTTCTTCTGTGGGGAGTAATCCTCGCGGTGGTCGAGCTCAACAGGACATTGTTGAGTTTGATGAGTACATTGCTGAAATTAATGGCACAACTTCCACCAGTGTTCCTGGTGTCACGAAGTACCCCATTCAGCCTGGCCTTGCGCTAACATTCCCAGAGGGTTCAGTTGAGGCTGCCCTTTGGACGGAGTGGCGCATGGTGGGTTGTGAGTTTTACTACAAGAGAGAAGTGTCTGAGTTTGCTACAAATGGCACAACCGGAAAGGTCATCTTGTCTGTTGACTACAACCCTGCTAATCCAGCTCCAACAACGAAACAACAGCTTGAAATTATGCCCCATACTGATTTCATGCCCTGTGAGGATGCCGGTCTTCGGATCGATCCTAAGTGCGTGAATCGTGCCGACTGTAAATTCATTCGGACGGGTCAAGTTCCTGCTGGTGAAGACGTCAAGACCTTTGATGGTGGCAATCTCTGGGTGGCAACACTCGGAAATGCCGGAACCGGAGTTCTTGGTGAGCTTCATTGTCGTTATCGTTTCCATGTCGAGAAGCCCACGTTGCTTAATGCGAATGCAAGCACGCAGGTGCGGAGCTCATCGTTCTACACCCAGCATGCTGCAACCACATATACTACTGCGACTCCTAAGGCGATTGTTTTTGACTCTTTATGGTTTGATGGTTTGGCTATTGGTGCCCCTTCTGCAGCAGGTGTTTTTACACCTCCTGCTGGTGCCTACCGAATCACTGCCATGGTGTCATTGCAAGATACGTCCAACGAAGCGTTTAGTGCTACGCTGCAATTCTATAAGAATGGTGCAGCTATCACTTCTCCTTTCAATGGTCCTGTTTCGAAGTTTGCAAACCCAGGTGCTCCTGGTGGTAGTAGTAACAATAGTTTGTCTAGTCAGATTGTCATTACTTGTAACGGCACTGATACTATTCAAGCTGAGGTCACTGCCACTGGGGCTGGTGGAGCTCTTACCTCCCCTGCGGATGAAGCTTCGATCCTTTTCGAGTTGGCGTAATGTGTATTGTGTTGAGCAACGTTGATCATGAAGTTTCTTGTCCATTAGGTTGTGGAAGTTAACCTGAAAAGGATCTACTCTGCAAATAGTTTCGACAAGTTGATAATGGTCAACTTTTAATAAATAAATATTAAAATTCAAGAATAATCTGTTGGTTTAACCTTATTCAGTTTTCTTGGAGTAGTTCATGCTACTATAATAAGC